TCTTTTGCATCTGGAGCCTCTCATATCTGAGAGCCTTTCTCGCTTTTGATTGTAGCGTCTCACTTTTGCAACTGTCAATCTCAAATCTGATATGCCAATCTTGCGGATTCTCAATCCTGCTCTGTCGTTCTCAGTTCTGAGACTCTCATCGGTGCGTATTCTCATTCGTGACCTCTCATTTCTGCAATCGGTCTCTCACCTTTGCGAATCATGCCCTATCGAGCCTCTCATTCTCATCCGTGCGTGAGAATCGGCTTCTCAAATCTGAGACGTCTCAATAATAAGAGTCTATTATCGGCATAGCTATCGGCATTGATACGCTCTATTTTTTCCTATCGCGTGGCACGGCTTTTGAATAGCGTAGCACTAGCACCGCTTCCGGCTTGCTCGCTATCACGACTCCCTTCCGCCTGCTTGTCGGCGTAGCTACATGCACGACGCTTCCTAGTGTCGGCACGCTTATCGGCCATCTATGCCATTGCGCGGTCATGTTTTTTCAAGAACTTATCCGAGTGCTTGCTCATCGGCTTTGTGATTGCTCTTTCGATTGTCATTCCTGTTCTTATCCTTTGGACTATCAGACCTTTGGAAAGCCCCATCCTGCGTTCCCACTGTGCTGCTGTCATTGTTTCTCCGCCAAGCGTGAGGTTTACATTGTGTCTTGAGTTGTTGTTTTGTTGCTCGCGCGTCTCCCATCGCACGTTTCCCGGCTCGTAGTTTCCATCGTTGTCAATCCTGCCAATGCTGTATTCACTACTGGGACGCCTCCCAACGTGCCCGAGGAACATTTCGTAGCTTGCTCGCCACTCATCGCAAACCAATATGCCACGCCCTCCGTAGTCTGCGTAGTTGCTCACATTTGGATTGCAGCAACGCTTTATCATGGCGCCCCATGCTGCATATTCAGGGCTTTCGCTGTCACCGCCGCGAGTCAGCTTTGAACACCCGCACGACCTCGATTTGTCAACTCGCAAATCTCGACTGGATCTCAGTCTCTCTGTTCCGCAATCGCATCGGCAAAGCCATAGCGCGCTTCTCACTGCGTCATTCCCACGCCTTTCAATCACGGCCCACTTCCCGAATCGTCTGCCAGTCAAATCTTTAAAGCCACGAGCGCAGCCGCACGAAGTTATGGCACGAACCTTAGCCTTCAAATGTCGGCCTTGCACGGGCTTCTCATTCCCGCACTCACAACGACAAATCCAAACGCGGGACATTTTCGCATTTCGGGTTCCCGATTTTATCGGCACTGGCGCGACCTCGTAAAGCGCGGTGAGTTTTCCGAACGTCTGGCCGGTGATGCTTGGTGATTTCATGGCCTGCATCATACATTGGATGCCGCTTGTGTCAATAGCATTCAGCAACCAAACGCTTTTTTGCTTTATGCGTTCGACCTTGGCTGCTTTCAGCGCCGTGCCTGTATTTCGCTGTAAATAGAGGGGTCCCATAGGGGTATGCGCGCCCCTAATACGCCTTGCTATCGCCTATTGCGCCTATTGCGTGCATAAGCTATCGCATAGCAAGTGCATTGCCTGTGTTGCGCCAGATAAGCGAGAGCCTGCGCGTGCATAAGCTATCGCATTGCATATCGGCGCATCTTGGCGTGCTTTGCGCTTGCTTTGCGCTTGACGGCGCCGGAAATGCGCGTGATAGTGCGCGCCTATGAACACGATTCAATCTGTCTTCACTGACCGAGGCTTTAACTTTACACTGGTCGAGCGGAAGGGCCAGATTGCGCTGTATCATCGGTGCAAACCGGGCGGATCGGGACACTGGGAGCTTGTGAGGCTGCGCGTGGCGGCTCCTGCGGTGATTTACGGGCGTGAATACCCTGAGCGTGAGGTTTACCCGCGGTCTGAGGCGTGGGGAACGGACGGGTTCACGTTTGTCTCGCTGGAATTGGCAAAGGCGAGGTTTGCGGAGATGGCGATTGCGCCCTCTACGTCCTCGCAAGGTAGTTTGGAAGGCGGCGGGGAAGGGTAGGACAGCGGGCGACGGTCTAGCGGGCCTAGAATCGCGAAGGGGGGGGGTGCGCGCGGGCCTGTCTAGGCGCGGGTGAAGTTGCGTGCGGCCATGTCAACCAGTTCGGCGTGCTCCTGAGCGTAGCCGGGGCAGCGTTTGAGCAGCCACAAGTGGCAGGCGAGGCGGATGTCGTCGCATGATTCGCCGTGGCGTTTGCTGGCGACGGCGTCGCGCTCCTTCCAGCGGCTGCGGTAGTTCAGGTGGGTGTTGGCGGAGTGGGTGCGGTTTCTCATGGGGTTATCGGTCTTGTGCGGCATCGGCTGCGTCCTCGGCCTGCCCTGCCAGCGTGTCGGTGATGTCAGCACCGCAGGCGAGGCAGTGGCCGTGGTCGTGCTCCTCATGGTCGCAGGCCTGCTGCTCCCGGTAGAGCCTAGCGGCCTCGGCACCCATGCACGTAGGGCAGTCAGGGGCTCCGCAGTCCCGCAGACGGCAGCCGCGCATCGGTCGCGTCAAGTGCGTGCTCATGGGGTTAGGGGTAGGGTTGCCAGAACTCCATCGCCTCCACCGCGCGCAGTAGCTCGGCAAACCCGGCGAGGATTTCCTCGTGCGTGAGGCGGCGCGGGAGGTGCGGGAACATGTCGAGTTGAGTCATTTCGTGGCCTCCCATGTGTCGAGGATGGCGGTGAGTCGCGCGGCGCAATCTTCCCACGCTTCCCGGTAGCGTTCTGCGCGGCCATACGACTCAGCAGACAGGGCGTCATCTTGCGCGGCTGCAATCCATCCTTCGGCGTCCAGCAGCCCCTCAATCGCCGTCTTGAGGCAGCGCAGTGCGCGAGACTCGTCAGGCCAGTTGCCAGCGATTGCTGCGATTCGGTCGTCAATCTGTTGCAGCACGATGGCTGCGCGGTCGGTGGTGCTCATTGTGCGAGGGCGGCGAGGGCTTTTTCCAGCTTTGCTTCCACCCATTCCGGCAGCTCATTCCCGCCTTCCGCAATGGTCTGCACAATCGCCTCCCGCAGCCGCGCAACGTCGGCGCGGAGCACGGCGATCTCATCGTCCCTGTTTTGCACGTCGCCGTCCATGTCTGCGCAGAGGCTTAACGTGAGCGCATTGGCCGCGTCCCGTTCGGCGAGGAGTGCGCCCCGCTCGGAAAACCAGCCATTCAGCTTTTCCTCCAGTTCCGCGATACGCCTGACCTGCGCTGCGATTGTATCGTCCGCAAATTCCGACGAGTAAGGGCGCTTGCCTTTAAGCGCGACAGAGAGCTGCCGGTTGAGTTCATCTTGCTCGGCGCGGGCTGCGTTGCGCTCGCGCTCCAAGCGCTCGCAGAAGGCCACGATTTGCGCGTCGTCTGGCACGTTGTCCGTGAACATTGCGTCTGTTTCGGGTGTGGGTTGGTCGGTCATTTGTGTTTTCGGTTTTGTTTGCTGGTGAAAGATTTCCCGCTGGCCTGCTCCGGCTCATGCGCCAACGGATGCCACTCGAATGTTTCGCCGTTGAACGCGACGGGCACCGCCACGCCAGTCTTGCCCTGCCGCTGTCGCAGCCGTAGCAGCCGCGCGCCGGGTTCATCCTCACACATCTCGATGGTGACTTGCACGGTGGCATCCATGCCGATGGCGCGGCACTCGCGAAGCTCCCCATCATCGTTCAGTTGCGCTAGTGCTATCACCGCAAGCCCTTCATCCTTTGCCATGCGGCGAAGTGCCTTTGAAACGATGGCGATTTCCTGCTCACGCCGGTCTGCGCTTCCCGCGCCCTCAGTCAGTTGCAGGTAGTCCACGACGACAACGGCGAGGTCGGGCTGGACGGCCTTCACCTGCCGCACGTAGGAGCGGATGCCCGCGAGGTCATACACGTCGTCGCGGAAGAAAATCGGCGCGAGCGCGAGGTTGTTTGCGGCGGCTTGTAATTTGGGGAAATCCATTTCCTGCATCGTGCCATCCCGCATCCGGCTCGCGCTCACCTTTCCCTCGGTCGCGAGCATGGCCTCCACCGTGTCGTCACTGCTCATTTCAAGCCCAAAGACGAGCACGGGCTTTGCTTGGTCGAGTGCGACGGCGCGGACGATGTAGCGCACAAGGGCTGATTTGCCGCCCTTGGTTGGGCCTGCGATCACCCAGTAACCGCCCTTGCGAATTCCCCCGGTTTCCTCGTCGAGTCGCGCAATTCCCGTGGATAAACCGGCCATTTTCGAGCCATCGGTGCGGCTGTTGAGGTTTCCAAGCACAGTCATGACGATTTCCCGCGTGGTTTGGATGCGCGCCTTGTCCCGCCCTGCCGCGATGCTGGAAATCTCAGCTTCGATGGCGGCGAGCACGGTGCCAGTCGGTTCCGTGGTCAGTTGCTTGTAGGCTGCTTTGAGCGCGAGGGCTAGTCGGCGCTTGGCGTGGCCCTCCTTCACGATCTCCGCGTAATGCGGGAGCGTGACGGGTTGCGCGGCTCCTTCGATGGCCGTTTGCAGCGTCGCAGCGCCCCCTACGGCATCCAAGCGGTCGCCAAGGGCAGTAGCGATGCCCACGAACCCTCCCGGTGCCTTGGCGAGCCATGCCGTCGCGATGGCGGTGAAGATAGTCGAGGGGATTTCGTGGCTGAATGTGTCGGCCCTGATTCCCGCTTCCGTCAAGAACGGGAGCGATTCGTCCGGCCATTGCAGCGCGCAGCCGAGGATTGCGGTTTCTTCAAGTGTCATTGCATTAAGCGTTTGCCGCCTTGGGTGTCGAAGGGCGAGAGCGTTGCCCCGTTGTTTCTGTCGCCGTCCACCCATGCCCACTCGAAGCCCTGCCAGCCTGAGAGGATGCATTTGTTGAGTGCGGCGATGGCCTTGCCGGGTTTCTGCGAGAGCTTGCCGAGCATGAGTTGCACGGCGTGGTCGGTCGCTGGCTTGCGGAGTTGCTTGCGGCTGTCAATCCAGCCTTGCAGCGCATCGTCGAAGCCGTCCACTCCCGCGAAGCATTCGGGGATTGCATATCCGGCTTTCTTCTCTGTCGGAATGCTTGTAGCATTGCTCTTAGCATCGCCAAGCATTGCTTGGCTCTTGTCTTGTCCTTTCTTGTCTTGTACTTTCTTCTCCTGTCCTTTCCAGCGTGCCGCCGCTGCTTTCTTCGCGCGCTCGGCAAACTTCTCATGGTATCCGTTGTGCTCATGCCAGTCGTGAATCTTCATGCCGTCCATGAATCCGCTGTCTTGCAATGCTTGTAGCATTGCTTGTGCATCGGTTGAGCATCCGACAAGCATCGCCAATTCCTCGGCTGAGTATTTGGTGAAGTCGCCATCCGGCTGATTCTCTGCTGCGTAGCTCCAGAGGCGAGGCGGAAGCCAAAGCGCAACGTCCCCGAGCCGTGCGCGGAGTCGCATCGTCTTGCGGTGCGTCCAAAACGAGGTCTGCACTCGGATGAAAAGGCTCACGGCAAAGCCTCCACCTTGCTTGCTTTGTGGTCGGCTATTTGCTTTTCTAAAAAGGAAATCAATCCTTTCAGATTCACGCCAAAATCAATCGCAAGCAATTCTCCCAATCGCCAAAAATCAGCGGGCCAGTCTTTGCCTTCCGCCAAAAGACCAATTCCGGCTTCCCATTCGCTCATCGCGCTTTCTTCATCGTCCGCAAGTTTCGGGTGCGCTGTTGAATGGCATCCCTCGCAAAGCGTCACCAGCGAAAAAGCCGGATAATCCCAGACCTCCCGGTTCTTAACGTAGTAACGATGATGCACGTTAAGCGTGCTTTTTTCGTCATTGCATTCAGTGCATTTGAACTCGTCCCGTTGCATTATTTCCAGCCGCTTTTTCTGCCATCGCGGATCGAGACGTTTCGCCGCGTAGTTTTGTTGAGCCTGTGTTTTCATTGCGTTACCTCCAAAAAAAGCTCAAGCCGATGCACCGTTGAAACCTGCGCCATGAATAACGCGGACGATGCACCGGCTTGAGCCGTGTTTGTTTGTTGATGTTTCATGTTTTCAGAAGCCGGGTTTCAGTCGGCACGGTCTATCTACAGCATCCCCGCGCCCGTTGCAAGCGCAATCTCGCGCGTGCGCGGGCGTGGCGGGGCGGGGTGGTTGCGGGTCATACCGGGATAAGCTCTTGCTCTACGTGGTTCTCAACGTCCGCAAGGTTGGCAATGGCCTGCTTGAAATACGATTCTTTGAGTTCGCATCCCATTCCTTTGCGCCCGTTCAATACGGCACCAAAGACTTCGCTGCCAACGCCCATAAATGGAGTGAACACTACTTCGCCGGGGTTGCTCCAAAGCACGCAAGCGCGCTCAATAACGTCAAGTTGCAACGGATGGCAGTGCCGTTCATCGTCATTCTCTTTGGCCTCCCGATGCTTCAACACCTCGTCAATGCGGATGTCGTCCCAAAAGGCGTCCGCGTAGCGCCGCCATATCCAGTGAGAGAAGCGGTTTTTCTTTTGGTCGCCATCCATGCCCTTGAGGTGCCGGATGTCTGCGGGCATTTGCTCCTCGCCAGCGTAGCGATGCAACCCTGTGGGGTGCGAGACGGGCACCGCGTTTTCTCCGCTACGGCGGAAGATGAGAAGCTGATCGGCGTTTGCCATCGAGCACCGGGTCGAATCTTCGCACATTTGCCGATGAGCCAGAGATTTCATCATCGTGCGGTTGCGAACCGTCAGCGGCTCTTTCCAGATGAAATACCGATGAGTGAAACGGAAGCCGTTCTTTTCGTGCAGGCGGATAACGTCGCCGGGGAAGTCCGTGAGCGCGTCATTGCCTGAGTTGCCGGTCGGAATATCCATGCAATGCACGGCGCTCATCCTGCCGGGCTTTGTGAGGCGGTGGAGTTCTTGAATCACAAACTCGTAATGCCGGTAAAACTCATCCTTGGAAATGCAGTTGGATAAATCCTGTTCATCGCTGCTGTATTGGTAGAGTCCCGCGAATGGCGGCGAGTAAAGCGAGAGATCAACGATGCTCGCCGGTAGTTGCTTCATCACTTCCACGCAATCGCCGTGGTATAGTGCATATTTATTGGTCAGTAGTTCTTTCGGTGTGGTGTTCATGTTATTAAATCCAGCTTGGTAGTGTCGGGGTTATGGTGTGTGTTTTTCTTTCAGATTTGATTGCGTCGTTCATGTGCTTCACAAGCTCCTCGAACATCTTCTCGGCTTGCGCGGCTTTGCGGCTCATATTGTCGCGCACGCGCTGTTCGCCTTCGCTGGCGATGATGTCCACGGTTACGGGGTTCTTCTGTCCAAAGCGCCAGCATCGGCGGATTGACTGATAGTATTGCTCGTAAGAGTGCGAGGCGAACGTGACAACGTGATTGCAGAATTGCCAGTTGAGTCCCCAAGCGCCGATTTTCGGCTTGATGACTAGCACGCGCTTTTCCTGATTCAAGAATGAATCGTAAGCGGCCTCTTTTTCGTCGTCACTCATCGGCCCCTTCACTTGCACGCTGTTGGGAATCATAGCTTCCAGCGCCTCGCCCTCGGCGTTCGTGTGGCACCATGCCACGGCGGGACGGTCGTGAGAGACAAGCTGTGCAACCATTTCGCACCGCTCTTTCAGCGTGCGCTTGCGCTCATCTCTTTCCTCGGCAAGCCCGAAGGCAGGCATCGTGAAAAGCATCCCGTCCGGTGGCGTTGTCGGCTTCACGATATGCTCGCGCTCATTCAGCGCCGGTAGTTCGTAGCCATCATCGGCAAACCCGATGTCAGACGGCTTGCGGCACGCTCGCGCCCATGAGCAAACCCATTTCCAGAAATGGTCATGCGCGTGGCCCTTCAATCGCCATCCGTTAATTGCCTGCGAAACGCGAAATGAGATTTTCCCAAAATGGTTTGCCTGCTTTTCGAGGTTGTTGATCTTCTTCTCGTATTGGTCGGTCGTCTTTTGATCCATCTGCTTAAAGAATCGCGAAAGCATGTCTGAGTTGTTCAGGTCACCTAGCGCCTCGGATGACGTTCCGAGTTCGGTGAAGTCATTCGGTGCCGCTGTTGCCGTCCAAAGTGAGCGGTAAGGCAGCTTGCACATAAAGCGCGTAACGGCCTTCTGTGTTGCTCCGGTGGCGTGTTTGATGATGCTGCTTTCATCGCACGCGACTGCCACGAAATCAGAGGCGTTGAAAAGGTGGAGCTTTTCATAATTGGAAATCGTGATTTTCCCGGCTGGCTTTCCATCGCGAGAACGTCCCGCAGCTATGCCAAAGCGCGCCGCCTCTTTGAGCGTCTGCCCGCCGACTGCCAGCGGCGTGAGAATGAGCACGTTGCCGTTGGTTTTTTCCACGATGTTTTGGCACCACACAAGCTGCATAAGCGTCTTGCCGAGTCCGCAGTCCGCAAAGATTGCGGAGCGTCCTTTTCGGCAGGCCCATTCAATAAGTGCGCGCTGGAATGGGAAAAGGAAATCCGGCATGAATGTAGGTTCAAATCCAAACTCGCCTCCGAGTTGAGATTTCGCGTCTAAGAACTGTTCGTAGGTTTGATTCATAAAGTTACTCCTGCAAGATAGCCCGCACGCGGGCGATGGGTTGCTCCTTGGTCTCGCTGTGCGTGGTCATAGCTTCACCGGGTATTTCGTCCAGTCCACGTCAAAGCAGGCTGTGGCGAGCATCTTTGCCAGCGGCTCCACCGTGGCGGGGCGGTAGCGGGCAATGACGGTGGGCCAGTCCCACACGCGGGCTTCGATGAGTGTCCCGGTGTGGTCGAGGCTCCAGCCTAGGCCGCGCGATTCGAGGTCTGCGATGATGTCGTCAACGGTGGGTGTGGTCATTGTTTCGCTTTGCGTTTGGGTTCGTCAGGCCAGTCTAATTTGTTGCGCTCGGCGAGCAGCTTGCACGCGCTGAGTTCGTCCGCGCCCTCGGTTACTTTGTCGCGCATCGCAAGCGTCGCCATCGAATACTCATGGGCAAGCTCGGTGAATGCCCGGCGCGTGCCGTCCTTCATCGTGATAGTCGCGAAAAAGGCCATCCACGGGTAGCGATGCCCCGCGCCGGTCTTGCGGTGAGTGGCAACGCCGCACGTGCGCTTGAATGTGGCGAGGGCAGTGCTCATGCCTTGGCCCTCAGAATCGCCTCGGCGGTGTCGGCGCGTTGCGTGGCGGCTGCTAGGTCTGCGACGAGGCGCGCGTTGGCACGTCGAAAGTCGTTGCAGAGGGTGTCTAGTTCTTCCACGTCCTGCTCGGCGGCGCGCAGGCTTTGGCGGGCGTTGTCGCGCTCGGATTCGGCGGCGCGAAGCTCGCCCATTGCAAGCGCGAGGTCGCGGGTTTGGTCGCTGATTAGGCCGCGCAGGGTTGCGAATAGTTCGTCAATTTTTGTGCTCATTTCATTGCCTCCAATTCCAGCTTTTCCAGCCGATCCTTGGCGTTGCGCATCGTCACTGTTGCGAATGCAATGGCGAGCCCAGTGTCGTCACCTTCGGATTCGATGCGCTCCAGCGTCTCGAGTGCTTCGTCGTATGCGGTGCGGGCGCGCACAAGTTCCGGCGCGGGTGTTTCGGGAGTGTTCAATAGGTCGGGTGGTGTGCTCATGATGTTAGTGTGTAAAAGTGTTTTCCCCGGCTTGCGTAAGTGCAGCCCGCGCAATTCTCCGTCATCGGTTTAATCTCCATGATTACCAGTGATTTCATCGAATCGCGTGCATGGCACGGGAAAGTTGTTGGCTACTCAGTAGCGAAAGGGTTGTCCGTGCGGTATGTCAGCGAGAGGCACTCAGGGCGGAAGTGCCCGTCCCATTCGGTAATAGGCGTCCACGTGTGCATCGGCCTGCCGTGGCGTTCCATTAGCTCGTAACACCACACCGTTTCGCGCTCAGTAAAGGCGATGATGAACGGTAGCAGCGCGGTCAGTTCCTCGCGGCTGATAGGGTCTGCGTAGCGCCGGTCGAGTTCGTCAAATGTAACTTCGCCGCGCGTCGCCTCGCGCGCGTCGAGGTCTGCGAAAAACTGCTGCGAGGCTGTCACGCGCAGGTCGCGCTCGCTAATGCTGCCGGGGTTGTCAATGTGCATCATGGCTAGAGTTCCCACGGCGGCACCTGCGATGCGTCGGAAAATGGTGAGGACGGCTCCTGCTGCCCACCTGTGGGGACAGGCTCGGGGCGCACGGTGTCGCGCGGGTTGGTGGGTTCTTGCGATGGTTCGGTCATTGGAGTTTGGTCTTTACGAACGTGATAAGCTTTTCCATTTGGTCGTCATAAAAGTGGTTGAACGATCCGTTCTTGCCGAGTTGCTGCCACCATACGTGAAGGCAGGCGCGCAGCCGTTGCGAGGGCGTCTTGCGCTCGGCTTCGGTCGTGACTTCGACAAGCTCCGCGTCGGCACCGTCCAGAGGCGTGATTAGCACCGACACTGCCTTGCCGTGAAGTCGGATGAGTTCGCCCGATTCTGATGCGCGCAACTCAGGCGTCACTACGCTGAACTTCACCGAGTAGTCTGCGCGGCTGGTAATGCTGCCCATCTCGCAGTTGATTATGTGAAGTGCTTTGAGTGGCGTGCTCATGGTGTGTCGTCTGCGTCCGCCGCGCCCCGGCCCTGTGCCGAGA